TGCAGTTGCATCATCTGGTTTGACAATTGCGAAGTTGGTTGAGGCAAAGCAAATCTTGGACGAGGGCAACGTTGATCCGTCAATCGCTCGTCACATCGTTTGTGCGCCAAAGCAAATCTCTGACTTGTTGAACAACACGACTGTAACATCTAGCGACTACAACACTGTAAAAGCGTTGGCGATGGGTGAAATCAATACATTCGTTGGCTTCCAGTTCCACGTAAGCAACCGTCTAACAACAGACGGATCAGGTGACCGCCAGGTTATCGCGTTTGCTGGAGACGGTATCAAGTGTGCAATCGGCAAAGAGCCTGCGGCACGCATTGATGAACGTGCAGACAAATCATACGCAACGCAAGTTTACTACTGTCAATCAGTAGGTGCGACACGTATGGAAGAGGCCAAAGTCGTCGAAATCGCGTGTAGCGAATAAGAAGGAGACTAGAAAATGGCTACTGTATATTCAGCACAACGTACAAACTCACGCGCTACACCAGCCGTGATGAATAAAGCAAATGAGCTTAGTGGACGTATCCGCGTAGCTCATGGCACATACGAGGCATCTGCACTAGCGTCTGGTGACGTTATTGAGATGTTTGTCTTGCCTGATGGCGCTCGTTTGTTGACAGGTACTCTTGCGCATGACGCGCTAGGTGCATCAACAACATTGTCTGTAGGTTATGCAGCACACACAAACGCGGCTGGTACAGCTGTGTCTGCGTCTGCGGCGGCTTACAAAGCGGCAGCTGCGTCAACATCAGCGGCAAAGAACGACATTCTTGCTACTCTAGCTCTAGGCTCAGGCACAGAGACAGACACAAACGAGGATGGCGTGGCAATCACAGTAACAATGGGCGGTGCAGCTGGCACTGGCACCATTGAGCTGACCATCATGTATGTGGTAGACTAAACGAGTTGGGGCGGTACGCCGCCCCTTCCCACTTACGGAGACAGGTTTATGACATCACAAGTTGATATTGCGAACTATGCACTGAATACACTGGGCGCAACAAACATTGTCTCTTTAGACGAAAACAGTAAACCAGCCAGGCTGATCAACCAAAGATACAGCGCTGTTCGTGATTACGTCTTCCGATCACATCCTTGGAATTGTTTGCTGCGCCGGGCTGAGCTTGCGCAAGAGACAGAAACGCCTGAGTTTGGTTATGTTTATCAATATGCGTTGCCGACTAATCCGTATTGCCTGCGGGTTTTAGAGTTTAGCAACGGATCTATGTCTTATCCGCAAGACAATATGTTTAGCAACACTGGCGGCCCTGTGTTTGTCATTGAGGGGCGAAAGCTTTTGACTGACGAAGGCACGGCAAAGATTAAGTATGTAGCGCGGGTCACTGACCCACAAGAATATGATGTGGGGTTGATTGAGGCGTTGTCTGCTCGGCTGGCAATGGAAATTTGTTATGCCATCACTGGATCTACATCAATGGTGCAGATCACTGCTGCGATGTATGACGACAAGATAAAAGAGGCGCGATTTACTGACGGCACTGAGGGTGCGCCCCAGAAGCTCGAAGCAAGTGACTTTATTGAAGCGAGGTTCTAAATGGCTAGATCTGCTCCAGCACTCAGCACTTTCACAGCTGGTGAGATCTCTCCGCGCCTAGAAGGCCGCGTGAGCATCGAAAAGTATCGTGAGGGTCTATCTGAGCTAACCAACATGATTGTGCAGCCACACGGCGGCGTGACGCGCCGTCCGGGCACAGAGTATCTTGGTGAGGTGAAGGACAGCTCTGCTAAAACTAGACTTATTCCGTTTGAGTTTAAAACTTCTGACACGTATGCGCTAGAGTTTGGCAACCAGTATATGCGCGTTTTCCGTAATGGCTTGCAAGTTTTAGAAGATGACGAAAAGACTGTCACTGCGATTACTCTTGCTGATCCAGGCGTTTTGACAAGCAATGCGCACGGTCTTAGCAATGGTGACGAGGTTTATCTGTATAACGATAGCTCTGCAATGACCGAGCTAAAAGCACGAAACTATATCATTGCAAACGCAACGACGAATACGTTTACGCTGCAAGATTTGTTTGGCAATGACATAGATACGACAGATTTTACTGCGTATGATGCAAACATCAGTGTTGATAAAATTTTTGAGATTACAACGCCGTATACGACTGCAAACCTAGATGACATCCGCTTTGCTCAATCTGCGGATATTATGTACTTGGTGCATCCAAGCTATCAGGTGCGCACACTAGCCAGAACAGATCACAATGCTTGGGCGCTAACGCCGATTTATCTTGGCGAACCTCAAACCGCTAAGAACATCACTGCGATTACGAAGGCAAACCCTGGAGTTATCACAAGTAGCTCACATGGATTGTCTAATGATGAGATCGTTCTGATTGAAGATGTTGGGGGAATGACAGAGCTAAACAACAAGTATTACAAGGTTGCGGGAGTGACTTCTAATACGTTTACGCTCAAAGACATTGATGACAATTACATCGACACAACAAACTTTACGACTTACACATCAGGCGGCACGGCAAAAGAAATACAGCCAAGCGTGCCTGCACTGTGGGGCGCAGACAATAATCCGTCTGTCGTTACCTTCTTTGAGCAGCGTTTGGTCTTTGCCGCGACAGCAAACAATCCACAATCTCTTTGGTTCTCTAAAAACTTTGATTATGAGAATTTCAGTGTAGGCAGCGCGGCAGATGATGATGCGCTAATCTATACGATTGCATCCAGTAAGGTAAACGCTATTCGTTACCTATCTGCTACGCGTATTCTCATCGTTGGGACATCTGGTGGTGAGTATGTACTGTCAACCACCAACAACGGCCCCGTAACGCCTTCTACTACCGTTATCCGTAAGTATTCTAACTATGGCTGCACAAACGATGAGCCTGTGCAGGTAGCGGACTTGACGCTGTTTATTCAGCGTGGCGGACGTAAGGTCAGAGAGTTTCAGTACCAAGGTGAGATCAACACTGGCGGATATGCTGCGCCAGATATTACAATTCTGGCTGAACACCTAACAGAGGGTACGATCACACAGTTTGCGTATCAGCAAGAGCCTGAGAGCATTGTGTGGGCGCTGCGTAACGATGGCACACTTCTGGGCCTTACCTATCGCCGCGAAGAGGACGTTGTTGCTTGGCACAAGCATATCATTGGCGGCACGTTTGATAGTGGTCAGGCTGTTGTAGAAAGTATTATCAGCTTGCCGACAGACAGCGGTGAAGATGAGCTTTATATGATTGTGAAGCGTACTATTAATAGTACCACAAAAAGATACGTTGAAGTTTTAAAGACATTTGACTTTGGTGAGGGTAGCACTGGCGCATTCTTTGTTGACAGTGGGCTTTCTTACTCTGGCAGCGCAACAAGCGCTATATCAGGTTTGCAGCACTTAGAGGGCGAAACGGTTACGATCTTGGCAAATGGTGCTACCCACCCTGACAAAGATGTATCTAGCGGCGGGATTACAACTGACTTTGACATTACATCTGGCGCGATTGGGTTTGGCTTTATAAGCAAAATGCAGACGTTGCGCCTAGAGGCTGGGTCTGTAGATGGTACATCTCAAGGTAAGCCCAAGCGTATTCACGCGGTTACTCTGCGTTTGCATGAGACAATTGGTATTGAGGTTGGTACTGAGGAAAGCAATGTAGACCGTATCTTCTTCCGCGATAGCTCTATGAATATGGACGAAGCTGTGCCATTATTCACAGGAGACAAAGAAATCGAGTTCCCCGGTGGTTTTGATGATGATGCAAAGATATATGCGCAGCAAACACAGCCACTACCTATGACAATCTTGGCGATCTATCCTCGCCTCAACACGTTTGACAAATGATTAAGTATGCTCAAGAAATTCTAAATGATGTGAAAGCAGAGGCGTTGCCACTGCTTTTATCTCATTATGAAGAGATTGCGTTAAATAAAGATATTATAGATTTCAACCCAGATTGGGATCTATACCAAAAATATGAAGATCTTGGCATACTAAAAATATTTACGGCAAGAGATGAAGACAGGCTTGTTGGGTACTTTGTTGTAATAGCAACCCCACATTTGCATTACAAAGATCACATTTTTGCGTATAATGACATTATTTACGTCAACCCCAAGTATAGAAAAGGCTTTACTGCTTGGCGTTTGATTAAATACGCAGAGAAAGAAATAAAAGATCAAGGTGCAACAATTATGATTGTAAACTCTAAGCGTCATAAACCTTTTGATATTTTGTTAGAGCGCTTAGGTTTTTCTCATATAGAAAGCATTTTTTCTAAGAGGTTAGTGTAATGGGAGTAACAGGAGTTCTTGCAGGAGTAAGCGCGGTATCTTCTATAGCTGGCGGTGTTTCAGAAAAGAAAGCAAGTAAAAAGGCAGCTGCCGCAGCACAAGAAGCGGCAAACTTTAACGCCGACTTGATTGAGCGCGATGTTATTCTTTTGCAGCGTCAAGAAAAAATACTGGATGCCAATGCTATACTTAGGGCAAAAGTAGATCGGTTTAGGTTTGCTGAGCAACAGGGCGCAGTTGTCGCCAACTATGCGTTTTCTGGTTTTGACATTGCGCAAGGTACACCAATGCGCAGGCTGCGTCAGAACGCACGCGAGTTTGAATATGACATGGCAGTTAATAGGTTTAACGACAGCATCACGCGCATGCAGATTGCAGACGCGCAGCAAGATGCGTTCTTGACTGCGCAGCTTACACGCATGGAAGGCGGTGCGACTGCTGGGGCGTTGCGGGCGCAGGGTAGAGCAAGCTTGATTAGTGGTATCGGCCAGGCGGCACGAATAGGCTACCAAACAGGCGGGTTTGGAATTGCATAGTAACGGATTGGGTCAATGAGAATACCAGTTTACAGAGCGCAAGCATCATTAACGACAGCCACCCCAGGCCGTTCTATTACTGCGCGTAAAGATCCAAGGCCATTCATCCAGCAAGCTCAGCAGGAAGGTAAGGTCATTAGCACGGCCCTTAGTGAGGTTGGGCAGTATGCAAAGATGCGCTACGACAGTGAGCAAGACTTATTGCTTAGCCAAGGCTTGCTAGAAGCTGAAGAAGGCATTCGCATGTCTGCTGACGATCTGTCCAAAACAAGCAGGCCGTCAAATGTTTTCGGTGGTGATAAGCTTTGGGATCAGCAAACAGGTGAGCTACGCGACAGCGTGCTTGATAAGATCGGCAGTGACAGATTTACGCGCAGTAAGTTCTTAGAGCGCTTCAACCAAATGGAGCTATCTGCTCGGTTCCAGCTCAAAGGTCAAATTGATGATCGCATTGAAAAGATGGATCAAGCAACAATGGCCCGCCGCCAAGAGCGCCTTGTGCAAAAGCTTTCGCAAGTTGGATTAAGTGATCCAGCAGCAATGATAAAAGAATACCAGCTATCAATTGCGGGGATTTCGGCTGATTTAAATAGCGGCGTGGCAAAAGGCAGATACAACGCAGAAGGTGTTAGCAAGGTTAACTTGGCAATGCGCAAGCAAATCGCCAAAAACATTACATCTGCATATGTAGGCTCAGATCCGTCGTTTGCGGGAAATCTGCTAGAGGCGTTGGAAATCCAAGATTTAATTGCAGCTGGCGCAGAGATTACAGATGATATGCTGCCAGAAATTCCTGGCGGTGATTACGTTTTATTTGCTCTGTCAAATATTCCACGCGATGACGCGATTGATATTCTTTCATCCGCTCTAACGGATGCAAACAAATTCGCAAAGCTTCGTGATGATGCTGAAAAGCGCAATGAAGAGGCTGTTAAGAGACAAATTACAGCTGTAAAAAATCGGTATGCTTACTTTGAAAGCACTGAAACTTACGACATTAAAGAGCTTACAGATTTTGTTCCAGGCATTGCAAAAGACGTAACCATTGAAATGATAGATGAGCAAAACGTATCAGGCGCATCTATTCGATTAGCGTTAAGACAATACTTAACAATGTACAACGAGCTAACACCAGAAACAGAAAGCTTGTTTGATAAGCTGGATAATGAGAATGCATCTATGGCTCCATACGCGTCTCAGACAAGACAAACTGTCTATAACGAATTGTTTGCTTATAAGCAAAAAGGTGAGCTAACTGTTGATCAAGTAAATTACGCAAAATACGATTTAACGAGAGAAGACTTTAAGTTCTTTATGAACTCAATAGATACAACAGAGAACGACACTCTAGCAGCTGTAAAGCGTCTTGCTAAATCAAAATTCCAATATGATGAAACAACTGCTCTTGATCCAGATTTTGGCAAAGCCGCAAAAGCTGCGTACTACAGTGTGGTTTCTGGACTAGACGAAGCGGTTTTAACATCAGATGTTCCTTTAACAAAATCTCAATTAGTTGAACTGGCAAACAAACTAATTGAAGAAGAAAGCGTAGTCTTTGAGCAGATGATGCGTTCTGACTACATAGGGACAATTGACCAATACAATTCGCTATACGGCGGTGTTGGATTGGATTTGAGCTATGAAGATCCATTGGCAGATTTGCAGGATTGGTTTACAAATGTTGCAGATCAAAACGCTCAAAATGCTAATTACGCAAGAATTAGAGGAAACTTAAAACGAGAGTTTTTTGACAAAGGATTTGTGTACTAATGGCTGATCTTGTTCAAATAGATACAGACGAAGAAATGGACAAGTATGC